CTTCAACGTGTTCCGCGTGTGGGGCATCGACCAGCATCAACATATCTGGCTGCTCGACGGGCACCGCGCACAGGCCACGATCGACGTGGCTATGGGGGTGAAGCTCGACCCGATCACCGGTCAGCAGACGTTGGCAGACACAGGCGCGCTGGCACTCATCAAGAAATGGAAGCCGCTGTGTTGGTTTCCTGAAGCAGACAACAACTGGCGGTCAGTCGCGTCGTTCGTGACCGCGGCTATGCGGATGCACCGCGTGCTGTGTCGTATCGAGCCGCTGTCGACTGCAGGCGGCGACAAGGCGACCAAGGCTCAGGCGTTCCAGGCAAAAGCGTCGATGGGCGAGGTGCATATTCCTATCGGCCCGATGGGCGAAGAGGTGCTGGACCAGTACCGCAAGTTCCCCGCCGGCAAGTGGGATGACGAGATCGACGCTGCCGCGAATATAGGCCGCGCGATCGACATGGCCCACCCCGCGATTGTCAAGACGGTAAGTGTAGCCAACAACCCCAAAGACCGGTATACACGCGCCAAGCAACCGGAAGGTGTATCGCCGTGGGGATGATTGATCAATGATGACCGGCGCTGAAGCACCGATGCGGTTGCCCCATGCCGTGGTCCCGCACGGACAGATGCCGGGAGACGATGGGCACGCCGTAGTGCCGCCGGGCGACATCACCGACGAAGATCTGCCGCCGCCGAACGTCGAGCAGCTTCGTCGCATGTTCGACGAGTCCCGCGACAACACCGACCCCGCGCGTACCGAGCAGCAGAAGGACTGCGACTATTACGACGGTCCCGGGCAGGCTAGCCCGGAGGTGCGCGCCACTCTGAAGGCTAGAGGCCAGCCGCTGGTGATCGATAACCGCATTGCGCCCGCGATCGACGGCATCCTAGGTGTTCTGGAGGCGGGCAAGACCGATCCCCGTGCCTTCCCGCGCAACCCCGAGGACCAGAAGTCGTCCGAAGTTGCGACAAAGACGCTGCGGTACATCGCCGACACCACCAAATGGTCCGTCAAGAAGATGGACTGTGCTGAGGATTATCTGAAGCAGGGTATCGCGGCTGCCATAGTCGAGTTCGACGGGCGCGACATCAAGCTCGAACAGATCCGGTGGGAGACGTTTTTCTACGATCCTAAGTCGCGCAAGGCGGACTTCTCGGACGCGAAGTTCCTGGGCATTGCCAAGTGGATGTACGCCGACGAGGTGCAGCTTTTGTATGGCGATCGCTATCAGGCGCTGGGCGGCGACATCACGTCGGTTGCTGAAGGCACGGCAGTCGACAACACCTGGGACGATCGCCCGAACGACTCGCTGCGCTGGGTAGACCGGCGTCGCAACCGCGCGATGGTGGTGGAGATTTACTACCGCCACGCCAAGGTAGGCTGGATGCGCTGTGTGTTCTGCGCGGCCGGCTGGCTGGAGTACGGCGCATCGCCTTACAAGAACATGATCACTGGCGAGACGCGCTGCCCGATCGAGGCGCAGTCGTTCAAGGTCGATCGCGAAAACAACCGCTACGGTCCAATCCGTAACATGCGGTCGATGCAGGACGAGGTTAATGCGCGTCGTTCGCGTGGCCTGCACCTCGTCAACAACATGCAGATCCAGAAGACCGACCCGATGGCGCCGCCTGTCGATGCGGACATTGCGCGCAAGGAAGCTGCACGGGCTGATGGCGTGATCCCCGGCGGTTGGCAGAAGGTGCCGACCAACGACATGGCGTCTGGCAACCTGGCGATGCTGCAGGAGGCCAAGGACAGCCTTGGGCGCATGGTGCCGGTGGCGCTGGCACAGGATCTAAGCGAAGGTACCGCGGCATCCGGGCGCGCGCGTCAGGTGGCGCAGCAGGCCGGTTTGACGCAGTTCGGACGCGGGTTCGGGCGGTTTGAGGACTTCGAAGAGCGCATCTATCAGCAGATGTGGTTCTGCGCGCAGCAGTTCTGGACTGCTCCGATGTTCATCCGCGTCACCGATAACCCGCGTGCGCCTGAGTTCCTGCAGATCAACGAGCCGGTTATGGGCATGGTGATGCAGGAGCAGCCCGTGGTTGATCCTGCGACGGGACAGCCGGCAGTTGATCCGATGACAGGCCAGCCGATTATGCAGCAGGTCCAGGCAATGGGACAGGTCGACGTCGAGAAGCGCATCGCCACGATGGACATGGACATCATCATCTCCGCAACGCCCGACACGGTGGCGCTGGAGCAGGAGGTGTACGAGTCCGTCATGGAGCTGGTGCGTTCGGGCGTGGATCCGTTCTCCCCTGTTTTCCAGATCATGCTGGAGCTGGCACCGCTGCCCGACAAAACGCGGTTGCTGGAGCGTATCTAGGCGATCAAGCAGGAGGTGTCGTCGGCTCAGCAGGCTACCGCACAGGCTGAGCAGGCGCAGAAAAAGGCTGACCTTGAAGAGCAGTCGGCTAAGACTGCCGGGCTGCTGGCGTCGGCTCACAAGACGGCTGTGGATGCCGACAACGCGCAGGTCGAACTGTTCGCGTCTGTTGGGCTGAACCCGCTGCTGGCGTTGGCGGATAACGAGCCGATGCAGGGGATGCAGGCGCCGCCACAGCAGATGATGCAGCCCGAGCAGCCGCAGATGATGCCGGGGATGTAAGGATGTTGACGGGTACTATGATACCGTATAGATTGACCGCATAAGGCCGCCGCTTTCTCGGGCGTTCGGGTAGTGGTCCCGCCAAAACCATACCTGCCGCCGAGGTGGAACGGGCGCTGCGTATGTCGGTCACGAGACGACCGAGTAGGAGTCAGAATGGCGGACGAACTGGACGACATCTTCGCGGTTCCATTAGAGGCTCAAGAGCCTGTACCGGACACCGCAGCCGATCCAGTACCGGAACCCGTAGCAGAGGCAGTAACGCCCGAGCCGGTTACACCCGAGGTCCAGACGGCGCCGGAAGAGCCGCGTAACGGGTTCGTCCCGATCGCAGCGATGATGGACGAGCGAGACCAGAAGAAGGAAGAGCGCGCTAAGCGGATCGCCGCAGAAGAGCGCCTTGCCGAACTTGAACGGTCCCGTCAGCCGCAGTCCATCCCAGACCCCTACGATGACCCCGAAGGCAATACCGCGTATCTGCAGGGCCAGCTATCCGAAGCTCTTCAAAAGCAGAAGATGGAGCTAAGTCATTACTGGGCCGTGGACAAACACGGTAAGGATAATGTCGAAGCGGCTCGTACTTGGGCACTCGAAAAGGCGCAGACCGATCCAGGTTTCCGCGCCAAGCTCGAAGCTGAGATGCCCATGCAGGCAATGCCGTTCGAATGGGTCGTCCAGCAGCACAAGCGCGATGGCCTTATCTCGCAGTTGCCCACGGATGTCACTTCGCTTGACGAGTTGATCGAACGGGAAATTGCGAAACGAAGCCAGAGCGCTCCCGCACCGGCCGCGCAAGCGGTCATTCCACAGCAGGCGTCCCCGCCTGTGAAGGTGCCGCGGAGTCTGGCGTCTCAGGGGTCCGCACCTAGCGACCTTCGCCACACTGCTACCGGCGCACTCTCAGGGGTCGACGCTCTCTTCAACTAAGAGGGCCACATGGCAGAAGTTCAACTTGCAAGCATCAGCGAGAAGGCGGTTTGGGTCACTGACTACCTGAAGTCGTACACTCGTGCATCCGGTTACGCGCCCTACATGGGCCGTTCGGCGTCGTCGATCATCCGCATTCGTTCGGAGCTGCAGACCAGCGCCGGCTCGGTGATCAACATTCCTCTTATCCTCGAACTGCGCGGGCGTGGTGTCGAAGGCTCCGAAATCCTCGAAGGCAACGAAGAGGAAATGGAGAACTACGGCGACCAGGTGCGTATCAACTGGCTCCGTAACGGTGTCGTCGTGCCGAAGTCGACCAGTTTCCGCACCGAAATCGACCTGCTGAACGCGGCGCGCGAGCGTCTGGTTACGTGGTCGAAGGTCAAGATGCGCGACAGCATCATCAACGCGTTCCAGTCGGTTATCATCCCGGGCGTCGTGGACGCAGACGGCTCGCCGCTTGGCGATACGGCTGTCCTGTACGGCACCTCGACGGCTGCACAGCGCAACACCTACCTCACCAACAACGCCGATCGCATGCTGTTCGGCAGCGATCTGGCCAACGGCGTCTCGAACAACTGGGCAACGTCGCTCGGCAACGTCGACACCACGGCTGACAAGATGTCGGCTCAGGTTATCGACATCGCCAAGTCGCTGGCCAAGCGCACGACCAACAACGCTGCCGGCATGGCGATCAACCCGTACCAGTCGGACGCAACGGCCGGCCGCGAGTGGTTCGTCATGTTCATGGACTCGTTTGCATTCTCGCAGGCAAGCCGTGATCCGATCATCGCACAGGCAGACCGTGACGCGCGCGAGCGTGGTGTGGACAGCAACCCGGTGTTCCAGGGCGGCGACCGCATCTACAACGGTGTCATCCTGCGCGAGATCCCCGAGCTGAACCCGCTGGTCGGTGTCGGCGCAGCGGGCGCCAACGTCAGCCGCTCGTTCCTGTGCGGCGCGGGTGCGCTGGCTATTGCATGGGGCCAGGATCCCACGCCTAAGACGGACCGCGATCGTGACTATGGGTTCCGCCCGGGTGTCGCAATCGAGGAACTTCGTGGTCAGAAGAAGACCTCGTTCCTGGGCACCAACTACGGCATGGTCGAGGTGTTCACCGCGTCCACCCCGATCGGCTCGTAAGGGAGTATAGCAGATGGCAACGTATCAGAGCCTTCAGATGGCAGTTCCCCGGTTCCCCGTTTCGGGGCCGGGTATCGGCGGGCGCTCGGTTAAGGTCGAGCGCGCCGTCGTGGACTTCTCGGTCCTCAACGGCGGCAACGCGCAGTCGGTCGCAATCGGCGACGTGATCCAGCTGTTCAAGCTGCACCCCAAGTTCCGCGTGATGCGCGGTTTCGTTAAGGTGGAGACGGCAGCAGCTGCATCGTCGACGTATACGATCGGTGACGCTGGTGTTGGCGGCGCTGCAGCGGATCCGGCGCGGTTCTTCGCATCGGCATCGGCCGCGGCAGCTGGTACCAACCAGACGCTGGCGGAAACGGGGCGTGACTTCATCTCGTCGCCGAACACGCCGGGCGGCAAGGGCCAGTACACCACGGTCAACATGACCTGGGGTGGTGCTGCTTCGGGCACGACGGGGCGTATCATCGTCGTGCTTGAGGGCTACATCGAGGAGCCGGCATAATGGGTGGCACCCTCACCTGGCTGGGGGATAGCGACCCCACCGCAACCGACGTCACCACGCATGGCATGACGTTCGTCAAGGGCGAGGCTGTGGCGGTCAAGGATAAGGACGTTTTCGAGCGCCTGTCCAAAAACCCCATGTTCTCGTCCGAGAAGGACGCCAAGCCGGTTGACGCTGTCGAGCCGGCACCTGTGGATGTAGAGGAAGGCACCGAAAAGGGCGCCATCAAGGATCGTCTGCGGGCGCTGGGCATCTCGGTCCAGGGCAATCCGTCGCTCGAAACGCTTCGCGGCAAGCTCGCGGACGCGACGAAGTAATGGCAACCGCGCGTTCCGTCTGCAATCTCGCCCTCCGCAAGCTTGGTGTGCTTGGTGGTGGGCGGGACGCGCGGCCAGCCGATATCAACGACACGCTCGATGCGCTCCGGTCGATGTACACCGCATGGGTGTCATCCGGAGCGTTCGGGCGTTTGCGAGATGTAGTGCCGACTGGCACGACGTACATGACAGCGGGCAACGAGCGGATCCTGCGGGAGTCCGCCGGAACGCTGACAGTAACCCTTCCCGAGATGGTGTCGCACGCCTGGCACGATGATTACGGTAACGAGCCGGTTCGATACTACGGCACGAACGTAATCGTCTCCACGGTCGACAACCAGACCAACATCACGGTCGAACCGTCACAGCCTGTCGGTTACGCGATCCCGCCGCGGGATGGTTCCGCAGTGGTGATCACTGACATTGAAGGCGGGCAGACGGTCACATGGCTATACGACGGCCATATCAAGCGCTGGCAGTGCGTAGAGCTGTTGCAGATGGATGACGAGGCGCCGCGGTCTGTAGCAGACCAGCAGGGCCTTGCTGCGTGTCTGGCAATCGAGGTTTCTGACCAGTTTGGTTCCGATGTTGCAGCCCAGACCGTTGCCGCTGCATCGCGCTACAAGATCGCGCTGACGTCGCGCTTCGGTATGCGGCGTGAAGAGTCCTATGGAGTGTACATGTAATGCCGGGTTCGCGTGTTCGTTCTTCCAGCGCCATGCCAGTCTGGCTGGCTGATGATGATCTAAACCCCGTCACCTTGGGTGTGGCGCCGGCGAATGCAGTTTCCAGCGCTCTATCTGGTACCATCGCAACAAGCGGTGGCACTGCAGCCATCCCGTTCGTCAACACCGCGCGCCAAGAGGTCCTGAACTCGTCTACGGCGACCCTGTGGGCATCGTGGGGCACTCCTGCTGTCAACGGGGCCGGATCGTTCCCCATCGCTCCCGGTGGCGCGTTTGCGACCGATCGCACGGCTGGCACGCTGACGTTGCTGTCGACCGCGGCAACGCAGCCTTACACCGTGAATCGGTATTCCTGATGCCTGACGGTCTCTACAACCCCGGCACGACGCAGGCGCAGTTGGATGCGGTTGCCGCCGCTATGCCGCAGCCTGCCACCACGCAGCCACCGGGTGTCAACGATTCGGGTGCGCTTGGGACAGACGCTAAGTACGCCTTGGCCAACCATACCCACGCCAGCCGTGTTCGTAAGCGCATCATCACGATGGGTTCTGCAGCGTCCACCTATGCATGGACGTTCTCGGACAAGGATGGCAATGCGCTGCCTTTCCCGAGCGGAGTTACACCTGTCGTAAGCTGCATCGTGCAGGTTGCTAACGGCAATACCGATCTGTTCAACGTGCAGGTGATGGGTGCGCCGACGAACACCGGCTGCGTGTTCCAGATCAACCGTGTCTCAGCTGGTTTGCTGGCGTTGCTGACTGGCGCGCTGTCGATCAACCCGACGCCTGTCGCCGCGACACTTCACATGATTGCGCTCGAACCGTGACGACGCAAATCACCCGCGGTGGTGCTAACATCACTGTCGAGGTGGACAGCCGTGGCATCGATACCGCGCAGGTCAACGAGGCTGGGCATCTCATAATCGTCTACACGGACGGCACGACTGTCGACGCGGGACTGGTTGTCGGGACCGGTGAAACTGGTCCACAGGGCCCTCAAGGCCCACAAGGGCCGGCGGGGGTTGACGTATGGGGCGCCATCACTGGTGCCCTTTCTGATCAGACGGACCTGAACACTGCGCTAAGCGGCAAGGCGGCTAAGGCTGCCAATCTGTCCGATCTGGCGAACGCTGCCACGGCGCGGACTAACCTGGGGCTGGGCACGCTCGCAACGCAGTCGGGTACGTTCTCCGGTACGTCCAGCGGGACCAATACCGGCGACCAGACCGACATCACCGGCAACAGTGGCACGGCAACGGCGCTGCAGACGGCGCGCACGATCAACGGCGTATCGTTCAACGGTACATCCAATATCACCGTCAACGCCGTAGACTCTACGGCTCGTGTGCCAGAAACGCGAGCGGTCTCCACGACGGCCCCTCTGGCGGGCGGCGGAACGCTCACTAGCAATCGAACGCTCACTATCAACGCAGCGACCACGAGCGCAGCGGGTTCGATGTCGGCGGCCGATAAGACCAAGCTCGATGGTATAAGTACTACTGCGTGGACAACTTACACGCCGACTGTGACGGCGGCGTCTGGCACGTTTACGACTGTCACAGCGTTCGGCCGTTACAAGCAGATCGGCAAGACTGTATTTATACAGATTACCGTGCAGATTGGGGCGAACGGTACGGCGGCTGGTTCGGTTGATGTAACGCTTCCGTTTACGTCCGCTGCGGTGTCGTTTGCTCAGTGGGTTTTAGCTGGACGCGAGGGCGCACTTGCCGGTAAGATGCTGCAGGGGTCTATCAACAGCTCGTCAACCACCTGTGTGATCGGCAACTACGACAACAGCTACCCGGGCAACACCGGGGCGCTATTGAACCTGTCCGGCGTATATGAGGTTTCCTGATAATGCCGATCGTACCTTTAGGGCTTAAGAGTTACCAGCGCGCTGACGGTTTTGTGCCTGAGGTGCAGCTACGTAATTTTTACGTCGAGAAGGACGAAAGCGGCATATCCCCGGACATCACGTTGCGGATCCAGCGGCCGGGCATGGCGCCGTTGCGGACTCTTGGCACTGGCCCCATCCGAGGCATGGATTATGCTGTTTCGACCGACGAAGAGCTAACCGTTTCGGGTACGGAACTGTTCTCGGGTCTGACCTCAAAGGCAACTATCGCCGGCACCGGAATCACTCCGATGGTCGGTACGACGTTCGTCTATGCCATTCTGGGGGGCGGCACGGTCTACCTCTACACATCGGATGAGACTACGGTTCTAGCGCTTCCCGACGATGCCGGCGAGGTGATCGACATCGAGCAGATCAACCAGTATGTGCTGCTGCTCACCCGCACCGGCAAGTTCTACTGGATGGTGCCCGGCGAAACCACTGTAGATCCGCTCAACTTTGCAACGGCAGAATCCTCGCCCGACAAGGCTGTAGCTGTTTGTCGTGTCGGTGACGAGTTCTGGATCTTCTCGGAAGACGGTATCGAACCGTGGCAGTCGACTGGCGATGTCGATGCACCGTTCCAGCGCGTCACCGGACGCATCTACGAACGCGGATGCCTGGCACGGGATAGCGTAATTCGGTTTGACAATTCCGTCATGTGGGTATCTGATGATGGTCAGGTCTGCCGCGGTGGGGCAGTTCCGCAAGTCGTCAGCGACAACGGTATCGCTGAACGCATACGGTTGAGAGGGGGTGATCTATCCGCCTGGGTATTCGGTCTCGACGGTCACGAGTTCTACATCCTCAACATCCCGGGTCAGGGGTCTTTTGCCTACGACGCATCGACCCAAGCATGGTCCGAGTTCGCTACGTTCGGTCGCGACACATGGGCCGCTCGCGTCGGGTATGACCGACACGGCACCATTGTTTGTGGTGATTCACAGTCTGGCAAGACGTGGACGCTTACGCCAGCTCGTGGCGATGATGACGGCTTGCTGATAGAGCGGGTCATTACCGGCACTGTCGCATTGTTCGGCAAGCCCCAGCGCAACGACAACATCTCGGTCGGCGTTGGCGCATCCGGTGACACGCAAATCCGCATCCGCTGGGCAGATGGGCAGGTCGGCTATCCCGACTATTACGACGTGCTTGACGTTCGCGCGCCTTTCGACGTGGCTTCTCTGTATCGATTGGGGCGCCCTGAGCAGCCTTATCGGTCCGTGGAAATCTCATGCGTTGCGCCTGAGCGCATACGCCTTGCTGGCGCGGGAGCGAACCAGGCATGGCGATAGCACCAATCCGCATTCCGACGCTGACGCAAGCACAGCCGATCGTGGACACCGAGCGTAAGGCAACCAACGAGTTCCTGCGGACGATGAACGGTGTGCTCGGCCAGATCGGGTACGCGCTCAACCAGATCCTTATCCTGCCGATCATCCAGCAGGCGATTGAGGATTTGGGCGATGCGACCGCGGCGGCACAGGCTGCTGCCGATGCTGCATCTGCTGCCGCTGAGGCCGCTAATACCGCCGCAGCAGGCGCCGCCAGCAACGCAGCGGCTAATGCCCGTGAAGCCGCCCTGCAGAGCAGCTACATCGATCCAAACAGCGTTCTGACAGCCACGCCGGACACCATCACGATAGCCGCGCACACGCGCAGATATTCGGATGGCACGTCTGTTGCGGTTTCCGGCGGAACGATTGCGGCAACCGCGCCAGATGACGTGGATTACATCTACTACGATGACCCCACGAGGGCGGGCGGTTCTGTTACGTTCCAGGTCTCGACCACGCAGCCGATTCAAACCGGCGACAGGCATGTGATAGAGGCGATCCTTATTCCGCCGACAGGCACGGCCGAAGGTGGTGGCGGGCCTCGACCACCCGGCTACGTCATCAACAAGTTTGCGGTGGAACCAGAGGTATGATTCGTGAAGCAACCGCCGAAGAGGTGAACGCCATCGCGAACCATCCCGACGTCTATGACATGCTGTTGCTGGGTGCGATCCACCCGCAATGCGCTATGGACTATGAGGATACGCTGGATAGCCCGCTCGTTACATCGTTCATCGACGGCGGGTTTGCCGCTATATTCCAGTGGACATCGCCGGGCGTGTACGAATGCCATGTAATGGCGACGAAAGCAGCGCGCGGGCGACAGATGATACGCTCCAGTCGCGAGATGTTGGCGGAGATGAAGAAGCGCGGTGCCAAACGAGTATGGGGGCAGCCTTCTGTCTATAACCCAGCTGCGGTTTCGTTTGTCAAATTGATGGGTCTAAGGTATCAGGGTACCGGTCATCACCCTATCGTGGGCGATGTGGTTTATTATGAAGTGGAGCTGTAGATGCCTCCCGTAGTTATTGCAGCAGGCGTTGCCGGCGCAGCCGCGATCGGGGGCGCAGCCATCCAGTCGAGCGCTGCGAAGAATGCCGCGAAGAAGCAGGCGGCACAGGCGCAGTCCGAACAGGCAAGGTTGCAGGCCAACCAGGAATACATCACCGGGCTTAACCAGCCGGCGATCGACCGCGGCAATCTGGCTGGTTCGCTGCAGGGGAACTTCCTTGGCCTGTCCGGAGGTGATGCAGCGCAACAGGCACTACAGACCTATCGCGGTTCGACGGGCTATCAGGATCTGCTCAACACCGGGTTGGGCGCGGTTAACTCAAACGCCTACGCTCGGGGGCTGGGGGCTTCGGGGGCGACCCTGAAGGCGCTGCAGGCGAAGGGCATGGCGATTGCAGACCAGTCGTCCGGTACGTGGATGAACGGGCTTCAGGGCCTGTCCAACCAAGGGCAGAACGCCATCGGGCAGGTTGCGGGTGCGGCAACGAACACCGTGAACAATATCAACCAGTCGACCGGGCAAGCTGCGGATGCGGCGTCGAATGCGTCCCTTGCCGGTGGCGCCGCATGGACGGGAGCGCTGCAGAACCTGGCTAACATTGGCGGTGCGGTTGCTGGTAGCGGGATGCAGTCGAGTTATGCTCAGCCCGTGATGCAGAATAATCCATCATGGTCGACGGGTTCAGCTGGAACGTACGGATTCAACTCAACCGATTTTCTCAACCGTTACGGGGTGGGCCGGTAAATGGCCGTTGATTGGTCGCTGCAAGGCCGTGGTTTCAACGCTCTTGAAGCGCTGCAGTCTTTCGGGCAGGTTCGACAGCAGCAGCAAGGCGAACAGCAGCGTCAGCAGCAGCTACAAGCGCAGCAGGCGCAGATCACGGCTCGTCAGCAGGCTGCACAGCAGTTGGGCGCTGGGGATACACAAGGCGCGGCGCAGACTTATGCGTCTGTAGGCGACTTCAACGGTGCTCGTTTTGCAGCAGCAGCGGCTAAAGTCGGGCAGGAACAGGCGCTAAAGCAGATCGACGAGTTAGGTCAACTAGCTCTTCTTGCCGACACGCCTGAGAAGTGGGACGCCTACGCCACGCAATATGTACAGCAAGGCCATCCCGAGGCGGCACAGTTCATTGGGCGCTATTCGCCCGAAGCGCGCGCTGCGATCATTGCGCAGGCGGGCAAGGCCAAGGAATATCTCGACCAGCAGCGGGTAGACTACAAGGTGATCCCGCCTGGCGGCTATCTTCAGGGGTTCGACTCCCGCGGCATTCCACTTGGTGGCGCGCAGACCACCCCGCCTGTCGAGCAGAGGGCGCCACAGCAGGGAGGCGCTGCGTCGAGCGACCTAATGGCCAAGGCGCAGGCAGCTATCGCGGCTGGTGCGGATCCCGCGGCTGTGATGGCGCGACTGCAGCAGATGCAGGGAGGGGCGCCCTCGCAAGGGGGCGCGACGTTTCCGTGATCCGCTGCGGGCTCCGGGCACTTTGACAAGCGGTCGTCGCACCGTTGCCGGCAATCGTGCGGTCGGTGGCGTACCCACTTCGCATCACCTTAGCGGCGATGGTGTCGACTATGCTGGCACTTCGGTTGCGGCTCTACGGGGATATTTCGGCGACAGGGCGCGATATCTGGACGAGGGTGATCACGTACACGTTACGCTACCTGGCTACGGCAAGGTGCCATATTACGGACGCAGGGGCAGTAAATGACGCCGCAAGACAATCCTTTCGCAGACTTGATCCCGCCTCAGGCACAGCAGCCTGTGCAACAGCAGGCGCCGGCTCGCATCTACGGTGGCCCCAAGCCTGTGGACCCGATGGAGCAGGCTCGGTTTCAGCTTTCGGTCAATTCGGACTCGCGCGCGGCTGATGCGGCGGCGCGTGCTGCTGAAGCCAACGATCGAGCGGCTGCGGCTGCCGAACGACAGGCTGCGTTGGATGCGCGTAAGCTGACCAATGAAACGCGGCTAACCGAGAATGAAGGCAAGACGACAGCCTTCTATAACCGCGCGCTTGGTGCAAATCGTGACTTTGAGGCCAGTGGCGTTGCGACCCAACCCCGTGGTCTATTGGGACAGGTGGCGGCGGATATTCTTCCTGAGGGCGTGACCAACGCCTTCACCAGCCCCGAGCGTCAGAAAGCCGAGCAGGCAAAGCGTGATTTCATCGCTGCCAGCCTTCGCTATGAATCGGGTGCGGCTATCTCGCCTGCGGAGTTCGACAAGCAGGAAAAGACGTTTTTTCCGCAGCCCAATGAGGGGCCGGAAGTTATTGAACAGAAGCGCCGAGCCCGCCAGCGTATTATCGAAAGCTTCGGAATTGGCGCTGGACGTGGTGCTGATCAGGTTGACGCGCTCCGTAGCGCGCAGCCATCACCTGATCGCGGCACCCTAACGTTCAACGACCAGCTCGCCCCCACGCAGGCCGGTGTAAATCGCCTGAATCCCGCACAGGACGCCGACTACAAGGCGTTCCTGCTGACGCGGCCTACGCCCGAAGCAATCCGCCAGCGGTATTCGCTCTACGGCGCGGGCGAGCTATCGCAGGAGAACGCGACCAAGCTGGCTGAGTATTACGCTGCCGGGGGTACCGGTTATGGCGTGGACTATAGCGGCATCGAGGCAAAGCCGGTGGACCCCGGCGACGGTGCGGCCGGCGCGATCGTTCGCGGCGCCGCCAATGCGGGCTCGCTGGGCCTCGTCAACCGTATCGGTGCTGCAGTCGACACGATCGGCGGAGATGGCACCTATAACGAAAACCTCAACCGCCGCAGGGGCTATGACCTATATGACCAGGAAAACAACGCTGCTGCTCGGCTTGGGGGACAGGTTCTCGGTGGTCTCGCCGTGCCGCTTATCGGCGGAACCAGCGCCGCCAACCTTGCCCGCAACGGCGCCGGTATCGGCGCGCTTTACGGCTATAACGATAGCTATGGTGATACCACTTCTCGCCTTGCTTCGGCAGGTGCTAGCGCTATAGCAGGAGGTGCCCTTGGTTACGCCGGGGGACGCGCTGCGGAATGGCTCGGGGCGCGTGGTGGCGGAACTCCGCCGCCTCCGGGGCCGGGGCAGCAGCTTATGGAGGCTGCAGGTCGCCAGGGTGTGGATCCGCTCCCCGCTGACGTAGGCGGCCCTATGACGCGTCGGTTTACGGCTGGCGCAGCACAGGCGCCTTTGTCGTCGGGGCCGATCATCCGCGGCGGGCAGCGTGTGTCCGACCAGATCGGCGCGGCCCGTGACCGTGTGGCGGCAGGCGTCGGCGCGTTCGAGCAGCCGGTTGCGGCCGGGGAGACGGCGCAGCGTGGGGCTGGCACGTATATCCGCCAGTCGCGCGAACAGGTTGGCGGGCTATACGATGCCGCGCGTTCGGCGGCGGGCGATGCGCGTCCCGTTCCCGAGCGCGCCATTGCCGCCGTGCAAACTAACCTGCGGGAATTGGCAGAGACGCCGAACACCAGCGCTCCTGTAACAGCCGCCTTGCAAAGCCTTGGCGAGGATCTACAGGCGCCTGGCGGGCTGTCGATCGACGCATTGCGCCGCCTTCGCACCAACGTTCGTGGGATCGCACAAACCGACCAGCTTCGTGGCACTGATTTCCAGCGGCGCGCAGGGCAAGTTCTTGATGCCATCTCGGAAGACATCGCCGCCGGGTTACAGCCGGAAGCCCGCGCTCGCTTCCTTGCAGCTGACCGCGCGCACCGTGAACGCGTTGAAACGATCGACGAGGTGATCAAGCCGATCATCGGCGGTCGCAACGAAAAGGCCTTTGCACCAGAGCGCGTCTATCAGAATCTGCAAAACGCAAGCCGTAGCGACTCCGCGCGGCTACGTCGTTTCATGGACACCTTGCCGGCAGAAGACCAGGCCAGCGTCCGCGCAACCGTTATCAGCCAGCTCGGGCGAGCAACCAACGGCGCACAGAACGCAGAGGGCACGGCATTCTCTCCGGCAGCGTTCCTGACGCAGTGGAATCAGATGACGCCACGAGCGAAGGACGTGCTGTTCCGAGGTGAGGCTCGCGACGCGCTGAACGACCTCGCGCGCATCACCGAGGGCACCAAGCAGGCTGCAGGCTACGCCAACCGATCAAACACCGCGGGCGCCGCTGCAACCAACGTCGGTGCGCTTATCGGTATCGGTTCGTTGTCTCCACAGGCTGCCATTGCGGGCGCTGTAGGGCAGATGATCACCGGTCGCCTGCTTGCATCGCCGCGTTTCGCTCGGTGGCTGGCACGACCTGCTGCTGGGCCTGAAGGCCTTGCCACGGCTGCACGTCGCCTATCTGGCATTGCCGCGCGTGAACCGGCTATCGCAAACGACATTCTTCCGATCCAGCGCGCGTTGCAGGAGACGCTACCAACCCGTGCTGCGGCGGAAGATAAGAAACAAAAACGCCGGCAGTAGCCAGTACATGAAGAACAGGCCAACTGCCCATTTGATGAAAGACCGCATTGTGGTTATGGTATCAGGATACCTGAGGGGAAGCAAATGAGCATCGTCAACATCGAATTTCCCGGCAACCTGGCGCAGGTCGATACTGCGCCGGAGTTGCGGCGGGTACCAGTCGGCGTTCTTAACTCCAGTGTTTTGGCCCTTGTGGTGGCATTGGAAGGAATGTTTAAATACGACTCCGGTTCCTTTGCTGCTGACGATGGCACAACAGTTCTAAAACCAGACGGCGTTACGACGCTGCAGGCCGGACGATGGGTCAAGTCTGCCAGCGCATTCGGCCGGGGCCCCCAAGGACTTCCCGGCGAGGGTATTGGGACTACGATCCAGACGAATGTCCCAGGCGGCAACGGCGGTCAGGGGTTCAGCTCCCGCCTGATGGTCTTTGAGGATAATCGAGATGCCACGGCGGGTGGCGCTGGTAAATCGGATGCTTTGCAGATTGTTCACAGCTTTGGGGGCTCTTTAACCAAAGGCGGTCGTCACGCGATCGAGACGTTCTGCGTGCAGATTGCGCCGACGCCCTTGTCCAACCCGGACCAGAACTACGTCGGCGGCGCGTTCACTGGCTTTGCGCAGAGCCACGATAACGGCACGGCAGAAGCCTCGCGCGGCGGCATGTTTGGCATCAATGGTGTGGGACGCCTTGGTGCAAATGCCACTTTTTATCACAACGTCACCGGCGCGGAGTTCAACACCGAGGTTGTTGAGGGCGCATCGGTTCATTACAAGTCGCTGATCCAGCTCACAGGTTTTGCTACCGACACCGTGCGTGGGACTGACTACGACGCGATGATCTCGCTGTCGCGGCAGGCTGGCGGTGTGTCGTTCAAAGACGGCATTCTGTTCTCCGAGGCTAACGGGCAATCCCCCATGGGGGCGGACAGCTCGTTGATGCGGACGCAGGGTGTAGCGCAGTGCCTGAACGGCATCGACCTCAGCAGCTATATTTTCACGGGGTATGGCCTTCGTATTGGCAACGCACCTGAAGGCCAGCGCGCCGGCGTGGGTATCCGGCAGTTTGCGAACGGCACCGTTGGTTTGCACTTCCAGCGCTTCACCGACACGGCGCCTACGGGCAACATTCTGCAGCTCGTGAACTCGACCAACACAGCGGTGATCACGCAACTGACTGCGACCGGAGTTTTTACCACCGAGAACGTTATCTCCGGGGCAATGACGGCGAATACGTTAACGGTCGGTGTTGGGGGCCTTGATACACCGATCGCTCGCGTAGGTTCTGGCGGCGTCGTTACCCCCACCGTCGACAACGGGTTGAACGGAGTTCTGGCGATCGGAGGCGTCGGCGGCGCTGCTGAAATCCAAATCCGCAAACCTTTGGTTACCAGCGGCACGACTACCCCCGTAACGCTCGCATCTACCGGCGGTGCGGGTCCGACGACTGCTGCCCAAAATAGCTGGGTGCGTTTTCTTGATTCGACGGGCGTTCCTTTTTGGGTGCCGGCTTGGAAGTGAGGCGAGATATGTTCAACGAAATTGAATCGACGATTATCGTACAGGCGCAGATGATCACGAAGTTGCATGCGGCGGCGGGTCAGCTACAACAGGCGCTGGCACAAGCCCAACAGGAGACGAACATGAAGAAGGTAAGAATGGATCGGGAATCGGCGCGCGCGTTCTGCGATGCCGGGTTTATGTCGCATGCCGATTACGTGCGCTTCTGCAAGGAGCATGACGGCGGGGTTTCGACCCAGAGCGACAGCGGTGGTGGTGGCCACACCAATCCTCCGCCGCCTGAGACCGGCGAAGATTGACCCTTGGCGCCGTTGGTAATCTTTGGCGCTCTGTGTGCCGCGGCCTTATTGGTCGCGGCATGCTCGTATCAGGACCGGCGCTGTCTTGTTTTGGCGGCGTCGGTTGTTTGCGTAAACTGGCTTCTGTTCGCGATGCCGTGGATTTACAATCCTGCCTCGCCCGCGCACCTGATGGTTGCAGCCGGGCTTAGAGTTTCGCATGCGGATACATGGTCCGTTATGGATCTTGTTTCGATGATTATAGTCATTCTGGTGTGTCGATACACTTGGTGGGCACCTGTGCTCTGGTCGCCATACCTTGTGACATTATCAATGCATGCTGTGGCGTGGGCGAACGATTTAGAATATGTAGCATACAAGGATGTTCTGGACGCTGCTCTGCTTGTCCAGCTCGCGACGTTGTTCGTGGTAGGAGGTGGCGGCTGTGCCGATCGTTTGTCTCATTTCTGGTGCCGCTATAGCTTTCGTTCTATGGGGCGGTCATCCATGGCTAAATGCATGGAAGCGCCGAGATGAGGGATGATGAGCGTTTTTTCTTCCAAATGCTACTTGCTTCGATCGGCGGCTCTCTTGTCGCCGTGTGGGCCATGCCTTGGCAGAAAATGACCATTCCCGAGCGCCTTTTCGCGTTCGCCGCTTCCGTCGCTTTTGGTATATACGGCGCACCTGCGTTCGCTTTGGCGATTCAGAACCAATTCGGAGTAAGCTTCAACAGCCCAGAATTGCAAAGCGGAGTGCGATTTTTCGGGGCAGCACTCGGGTTGTTTATGGTCCCCTACATCCAAGCAAAAGCAAAAAAGTCTCTTGGCCTCAAAAAGGAGGAAGAGGCATGATCGAAACATTCCATTCCTTGTTGCGAATCTGCGTCATGATGTTGAGCATAGTCGCGATCACGAAATATCGGCACATGTTCAACCGAATGGAACGGATAGGGCTTAGCATGGCTGGTGGCTGCGGACTGCTGACCATTGACGTGATTTGGGAGCAGGAGCGAAGCCCGTTCTATGGCTGGATCCCAATGCTCTTTACCTTTGGTGTGGCACTTTTTCTGGTTGGAATGCTGCGGCGTAAGAGCCGGCATGATACGGTCAATCAAGTAGCTGCGCGAGAAGCCGCGCATTATTTGAAGGCGAGAGGTAAGATATGAGAACAGCTATTTTTGAAAGCATCCGGGCAGCACGCACCGACAAGACATTCGACATGGACGAGGTGGCGGCAATCGACACTATGCTTGATAAGCTGGGGGTGCCGCGGGTCGAAGGCGGCAATGACTGGCTTCCGTTCGCGCTGTCGTTGATTAAGCAGTTCGAGGGCTGCAAGCTGACTGCGTACCCAGATCCTGGGACTGGCGGAAAGCCCTTCACGATTGGTTGGGGGTCCACGACGGATGGTCAGGGCAACCCGATCGCGCCCGGCACGAAGTGGACGCAGCCACAAGCCGACCAGCGCCTTGCCAGCCACGTTGCGGAGTTCGCGCGCGGCGTTGACAAGCTGCTCGCTGGAGCGGCTACCAAGCCTCACCAGAAGGGCGCGCTGGTATCGCTGGCCTACAACATAGGCCTAGGCAACCTTGAGTCGTCTACGCTGATTAAAAAGCACGCTGCCGGCGACTACGCAGGCGCTGCTGCGGAGTTCGTGCGATGGAATAAGGCTGCTGGCAAGGTTATGGCGGGACTCACCCGGCGGCGGGCTGCTGAAGCGGAGATGTACGCATCATGATACCCCTCCCCAAGCTGACCGACCACGGTAGCGAAATCGGCCTACTCGCGATCGTCGCGGCTGGCGTGATGGTCCTGTGCGGCGTCGGCATCTGGAACGCGACCGCGGATCACACATTCGACCCGTCCGCGTACCTAGTGGTCCTGACGTTGATCGTCGGCGCCATCAAGGAGCGCTGGACCCAGCGTAGCGTCGATCGCATGGGCCAGCAGCTCGGGGCATCCGCACCAACCCCCGACACCGTTACCTCCACCACCGTTGAAGGAACAACGCCATGAGCCTATTCGGAAAGATCCTCTCCACGGTAGCCCGCAAGGTCCTCATCCCCGCGGTCGCCAAGATCGCCGCAAACCCGAAAGCACCCCTGACGCTCGATGCGGCCAAGGGTGCCTTGATTAGCGCTGCGGGTGATGAGGTGGCGCGGCAGGCTGGGAAGCGGTTGGGGGTCTAACCCGCCTCCCCTCCTGATTCCTGGTAAGCCTTGATCAGGTCGGCATCTGACAGGGATGCGGGGGTGGCATTCACCGGGGCGCCGCGAGGTAAGATGCCACAATGAAGGCGCCAATCGCAGTCACAGCGCTTACCCCCGCGAGGAAGAAGAAGAAACCGCCAATCGCATCGCTCGCACACATTATGCCGAGTAGAAGCGAAATGCACGCCATAGGCACGCAGGCGTAGGCGGTGATCACATTTGCATGGTAGCTGTCCATCATCTTATCTCCTATCACCCGGCAACCACGGCAGCGGGTGATGCGCGACCGACCAATCCCCGTTGGGATGATGTTGCACTGCAATCCATTGCCCAGTTGGGGTGCGCTGGTGGATCGCTGCCAGAAACGACGCCGCTGTCGTATGGCCGAGCGGGCTGTCCAATAATTCAACTTCGGTTGTTGAAGCTAGCAGGGCATGCCGTAGCGCAGCATCAATCTCTGGAGTAATGTGGTTCTGCTTGGCCGATTGTTTTGATTCTTCACTCATATCCTATCCTCTATCATCCGCGGTGGGGTCGCAAGGGGTGGTCAGGGAGGGGCAATGCTGGCGGAAGACCAAGCCACCAAACGAATCCGCGCCATGCTCCAGCGCGCGAATAGCGCCGATCACTGTGTCAGCGATCTCCGCCTGTATCCGCGCTCTCTCGTAATCCCCACCGTGGATGAACGCGGCTGGCGGCAATGTCTCGTCAGTGGCATGATGCACAATGTCGCGAAGATCATCCTCGCTCATGACTGCACCTCGCAGGAGGGCAGCTTAGTCAGCGCCTTGATGATCGCTCGCGCCCCGTCATGTGGCGTCCAATCCATGTCGAGACTGTCTGCAATCACCTCGGCCAGCCAATCCTCATTCAGGACCTCGCATTGTGGTCCGTCACGATGCTGGCAAAAGGTCGCCTTCATGCACTGTCCCGGCTCCCCGGCGTTGCAATCTAAGCAGTCGAAAGGGAGCGAAGGCAGCCACCCCTTGGCGCGCCACTTTCGGACATATGGGTTCGTATCGGTCATGACCTACTAGACTCCTGCTCCGGATAAAGCGCTTGCGTCAGCAACTCAATGCTCGCCTTCGTATCAAGCAACCACCCGGGAAGGCCGGGGGAGGGGATCATGACGCGCGCGCCAAGTCGAGAAGCGCCTGCCCCTCTTCGGTCGGTACCCAGATGATGTCACCGTCGCTGGCATCCATCCCGCTGTCGGTATCCGGGTCGTACAGCCGCTCTCTGGTGAGACCCAGCTTCTTGCACGTCTCCCCAAGATCGGCGCCATCCCAGTCGTAGCCCTCCTGCATGTGCTCGATCGCGGCCGCGAAGAACTTCGCCGCGGCAACTGCACATGTCGTGTTCGCTTCGTTCATCATCCTGCTCCTGTTCCAGCCTGCTTCGTGT